TATTACCACCTAGTTTTAAAACATACAAGCCTTATCGTTTATTAGCTCGCAATTGATGAATCCCATGGCATGATTCAGCAATGGGTTAACATGGTAATTGGTCGCTTTCTTCTTACCACATGGATATTCAAACTGTGACCAGTAGTCATCAGCTATCTGCTTAACCGACCAGTTATAGATAAAGTGGTAGGTGATAATATTATGCAAATGCACAGAATGGCGCATGAGCTTATTCATCGCCCTATCTACTGCTAACGCCTCATCATCACTAATAAAATTAACCACGCGCCGTTTAGATGCCTTTACGCTATCCTTGCACAGCTTAGGTGCTGACTTGATAAGCATTAATGACGGACTTTTACAGCCTAGCTCGTTATTGTCGTCACTCACCCATGCGCCGTAAGCAAAAAGTAATTCCGTTATTGATAAGTCGCTCATTTCTTCACCTCAATTAATCCAACCTCAACCCAGTGTTGCAACGTCTCAAAATGCGCTCTCAAAATATCTTTATAAACCGTGTCGCTCTTTACCCTGCCGTCTATTGAATCGTGACAACTGCTACAAGCAAAACAACTCATATAATCCGGCGGCTTAATCCCTACACCGCAAAACTGGTTGTTTCTGATATGAGCTAAAACCACTGTTTCAGGATTATAATTGCAGCCTGTTAGCCGCAACGTGCATTGCTGACCTTGTGCTGATTTTCTTAACTTACTCATAGCCAGCGTCCTTGTGGTTGCGTTAATACTGCGCCGTACTTCTCACTGAGTAACCGATTGACCGCTGATAAATACTCGCTCATTTGGTCATCAGTCATCGCTCTGGTTACTGGAAAGTCAAGCGGTGTCATCATCATTTCAACCTTTGACCAGTAATCTAGCGGTTTAACAATACGGTCATAAGCGGCTCTATACTCCTCACTGTCGCGTCTTAATATCGGTACGCCACAATGTAGCTTGCAGATGCCTCTGTACTCCTCACGGCTATGCTGCTTCTTCTGTGCTGCCACTTCTGTTATCCACTTATGATGAATATTGTTTTGAGGGTTAGATTTATCCTTATCCGCACCCTCTTTGTCCGTTGCCGTGTAAGGCAAGTCTTTTTGCGCTAGATAACTCATGTGGCGCAATCTTTGGTCGTCTGTCTTAACAACCCATGTTTTCTTAGTCATCGGCTGCCTCGCTTGCTGCCTCACCTGCTAAGCCAAAGTAAGCCGACCCATCAATGTAGTTATCATGCTTGTAACCTTGGCTAGCTCTAACCAGCTTTAGTAGAATCATAAAATCCCACCCTTGCTCAGTCGTAAGCGTATGCCCTGTTAGCGTGTTGAACATGGCGACCACTTTATCCATGCTACGTTCTACGCCTTTCCCGTCTGTATCGTACGACTTGCCGCGCTCGCTCATGGCATCTATTGCATCTTGTAAGATACTGGCTGCTATGTTGTTTTGATTTTCTACACTTGTGCAAAACTTACCGCTTAATTCAGTCCTGCACATTTGGCAGTTGCCGTTTTCATCAATGCACATTATTTCTAACTGATGGCCTGTGTAATCATGCTTGCAGTGATTGCAGATAGGGTTTTTTGCTTCTTTTTCGCGCTGCTCATCATAATGTCCCATCACAAATCCCCCATGCTTACTTTGATAGTTTCCATACCGTCATTTTCTCGCTCGCTTAACGCTTGTTTAAGCAGTGCGTTTTCTTTATCCCTAGCACTTGCACCTTTTGCTATCTCAAACGGCTTTACAGCCCACTCTTGACCGTTTAAACAGACACGCCCAGCTATACTTGTAGAGCTAACTGTTGTGAGCATCGTTATTTTCGGGCTTAATATATCTTTCATACTTCTTTTACCTCAATTCCGTGGATAGCAAGCATCATGTGGCGGCGCATTTTGTAGTCAGTGCTTTTCTTTGTGATCTCAGACTTCACATCTTCGATAATTCGCTCACCAGTCAAAACATCGGTATAAGCAAAATCTGCGGTATATCTCATGGCTGGTTTTGCCCTTGCATCCGTGCTGAATTTAACGCCTTTGATTAACTCAAATCTTGGTTGCAGCTCTAAATCTTTGATTTCTCCTAGCACCTCAAGCAGTTGCAAATACCCATACCGCTTGGCCTCTTTTTTGCTGTCAAACTTAACGCCGTCAATCTCAATCTTTTTGTTTCCGTACTTTGGTCGCTTAGCCATTACTTACCGCCTTTTTCATAGTTGTACAAAGCATCAATAAGCAAATCGACTGATTCATGAATTGCATCCGTATAATGAATCTCACCTTTTTCGCTACCATTCGTATAATCAGCACTGGCTTTTCGTAAGTCCCTAGCTGCGATAATCAAATCGGTTAACGCATTTCCTTGTCCGTCTGCATACTTTCCGCTTAACTCTGCTCGGCACATTTGGCAAATGCTGGTTTTTCCCATGCACATTTTTTCTAAGATATTGTTTGAGTAATCCGTATTGCACCTAGTGCAAATAACTTTGTTCTGTATCTGCGTTTCTGATAGTTCGGTCATTTGGTGGCCTCGACTGGATAAGCCTTGTTTAAATAATCTCGTAGTGCGATAGCGTCGTTCTTCGATATATCTAATGATTCATGTCTTGTATGACCTAGCGGATCAGGCTTACTGGGGAACAAATCAACTCTAAGCTTTCCATGATTAACCGACGCCTTGTCGTTGACCGCACTAAACCAAGCTACACCATCGTTGTTTTCTGCCCTTACCATCACTCACCCCCTAATAATCTGATTAAACGTGGCCCTACTCATAGTCTCTTTACTGCCACACGTGTAAGTGATGACCACCGTGTTTATCTTTATCCATTCCATGCGCTGTACTGTTTTATTGTTTGCTATGTTTTTCATGCCCAAACCCTGCCAATCAAGTAAGCTACGAATAAGTAAGCCGGTAACGCTAAAACGTAAGTACCTGCCGCCCTCTCATACCACTTAAACCTAAAAGAAACTGCCGTAACCCTTGCTGCTCTATGAGCTAAAATCATGTATCTGTAAACCAGTAAATATGAGCAAACAAAGTGAGCAATCATTAATCCTATAACTAAGTTGTTCATCTCTAAGCCCTCACGACAGCGTACGAATTAACCAAATCTACTTTCAAATCTTTATCCCCTGCTCGCAGCTCATCAACAAAATCATTACCAAACCCGAATATCACCTTGGACAAATCACCTTTGCCGCCTCTGTCCTTAAAAACCATGCTCTGCAATCCGCGCTTGTGTCCGTCCGTGTCCATGATATGTAGCGTTACTTGAAACTTGCGGTCGCGCTTCATAATCCGCTTGCGTCTTGATTTAACCCACTGACCGGTAAATCCTGCTCTGTCTGCTAACCGGTCGGGGTCAGGGTCATGCAGATAAATCTTCATAAAACCTTCGAATACTGGTTTAAATACTGTTTGGCTCATGCTTGCTCACTCCCTGCCATATCTCTTTCCATCTGCGCTTCAATTTGCACAATGTCCAATCTACCCATTAACGCCGCTTCTTGGCCTTTGCCGTCATAATCAAAAGGCGCTATCTGCCAATACTTGCCGTCCTCTAATATCTCGCCCGATAGCTTTCCGTCTTTGATTGTTTGCATTGTTATTGTTCTCATGCTTGCTCTCCATCCTTCAAAAAACACACCCAATGCGTATTGGCTCGCTTACCACTGATATGTCCGACCACTGGTTTTTGGTCTGTCAGCGCCAAAATATGCTTGGTTAAAATCTGCGTCTCATTCCACTTAAAAATCAATGTACCGTTGGGCTTGAGCACTCTAAAACATTCTGCAAAACCGTCTTTAATCATTAATGGCCAAGTTTCATCTAACTTGCCGTATTTCTTGGCCATCCATGAGTTATCACCAATTTTGTTTAAATGCGGCGGGTCAAACACAACCATATGAAATTGCTCATCATCAAACTGTAGGTCGGTAAAATCCATTACCATGTCCGGCTCAATAATCAATTCGCGACCATCGCACAAGGTGTGCTGCTCGCTGCGCTTGTCTGTAAACACTGCTCTATCATCCTTTTTATCAAACCAAAACATTCGGCTGCCGCAACATGGGTCAAGTATTGTTCTCATACCGCCATTCTCCGTAGCTCTGCTAATTTCTCACTGATTCGCTTGTCTGCTTCACTGCCTGCTTGCACTGGTGCATGGCTGTGTTCTACTCGATGCGTTTCCGGTACTTTGAAATCTGCGCCGCTCTTATGCTCGCTCACCACTTGCTCGTAAATCTCTTGAAAGGTCTTGAAGTAATACTCAGTGGCACTGGCCAACACCCCCCAACCGATGCGGCTTGCTGTCTCATATATCACTTCATGCTTCCAATCTCGCTTAACATCGCCTCTCATGCCGCAGTTTTGGCAAGCTGTGTTGAATGCGGATTGTGCTGCTGGGTATTCGCTAGGCTTGTTTTGGCGTATTAGCTCGATAAAATCCTGTGCCGCTGTTGGTGGCCATTTAAGATTTAGCGATAACTCTGCCGCCTGGTTAAACTCTTTGAGCGTGATACCTGAGTTCTTGATCGCAAGTGTCCATAGCTCTGCTGTTCTCAAATCTAGCGTTTGGCGCTCTTTTAGCTTGCTGCCATACATTCGTAACCAATCTTCAAACAAGTCAATGACAAGGTTAATTGATCGTTCTGAGTTCGCCTGTGTTTGGCTGTGTGTTTCCGTACTTAGCTGCTGCTTCTGCTCTGAGGTTGTCAAAGTGGTTAGGTTGGCTGTTAGCTGATTGATGGTTTGCATGGTTATTCCCCTGGTAATTTGTTTGCTGTGGCTGTGGTTGGTAGTTACGCATCCAGTTTCTAATTGCCGCCTTCCAGTCCTTCATTGGATTTTTACCAACCTTCCAGCCGTTAGCTATGTAGTAATCAATCCACTTCTCAGATTCGCTTACTGCATCTTGATGACCTCTTTCAGTGAAGTAGGCTTTGGCTTGCTCAAGTGTTGGTTCTACAAACTTACTAACAGCTACTTTCCTCTTCTTTTCGCCTATATCTTTAGTAATAGGTTCATTGATAGGTTCATTGATAGGTTCGGGTGACACGCTGTCACTAGGTAATGACACACTGTCACCACTTGGCGCTTCATCTGTCACTAGTGACAATCTGTCACCCCTATTCAAAGTAAGGTTGTATCTATTGCTAAAATTCTTCTTATTTGACTTGTCATAGGTCTTAGTGATGGTCAAATAACCATCTGTCTCTAGCTGCTGAATATGTCTAATCACTGACCTACGGCTAAGCTCGCAAGATTCCGCTATAGTTTGATAAGAAGGCCAGCACAAGCCATCATCGTTTGCTTGGTCCGCTAGTTTCAGCAAGACCATTTTTCGAGGCAAACTACCCACTTTTAGGCTCATTACTTTTGCTACCAATGTAAAACTCATTACTCATTGCCTCCAAACAAATTAAGCGCCCATGCCTGACCTTTTGCGGTCATCTTGTTACTGCTATAACCTTCGTCCGTTGTTCTCATTTCACCTAAGCCTTGCTCTACAAACCAACCACTCCACACTCGATTGCCGCAGCGACCATCGTAAGCACGTACCGCCTCTAGTTTCTTGTTTAACGCTTGTGCTGACCTCAGGCCAATGCTCTTAGCAACATCGCCGACCGACTTTAGGTGCGTAGACTCTATTAACTTGTCGTAGGCGCTAACCTTTGGCGCTGCAAGCTCTAGTTGTTTGGCTTGGTCGGCTGCAAGCTGCAAAGCCTCAGAAAACGATTGCGGTATTTGTACTGCTGGTGCCACACCTCTTTCTAATTCGTCCCAGCGTTTGACCAATGCGGCCGTAAATTCAGGCGATAATTGAGCAGCTACCACAATGCTATCTAAGCGACCTTGCTCACCTGAGAAGATGTAGACTTGAGTTGCCACACCATTTGCCGCTTTAATCCCATCCGCCATTGGTGGTTTGGATATAACGCCCCTACCAATCATGCGTTCAATGCTTTTTTTGACCGTATCGTGACGGCTGCCGACCAAATCAGCGATTTGCTGACTGGTCATTTTTGTATCGGTGCTTTGTGTTAAAATATTCATCTGCTATAATTCCTGTGCATAATTTGCGTTGTGTGATTTAAGTTGTTAGCCCTAATGATTCCCGTCGTTAGGGTTTTTTATTGCGCGTCTAGCGTGTAATGCGTCACAAATCGACCTGACTTGATGCTGCCAATCTTGTAACCCAGCTCTCTTGCGTCCGTCATGATGAATGACAAATACTTGCGCTCCATATCCCAATCA